GCTGGATCGTGGATCGGTTGCTTGGCAATCAGGCTGTCGGCCAGTCATTCAATATCAAGACTGGTTCAAACCGTGGACCGAATCAAGCTACGACATCGACACCAACGCTCTGCTGTGGTTCTGCGAGCAGTTCTACTACGGGGAATAACCGGAGAGGAAAAGGCCCCCGTAAGGGGGCTCAGGATTGCAGGGCGTCAGAAATGGCGTCCTCTTCAGTCAGGAATGGGCCGATTGCATCACCGTCTGGCATACAGCCGGGAAAGCAGGGCCACCAGTACCAGCCAGCCCCGATATCGCCTTGTTCAGCAACTACTCTAACAGCATAGAAAATCTCAAAAGAGCCGTACGGCTCCCCGAGATCATTTGTGAATTGTAGGTAGCTCATAATGTAGCCTTTTTACGAAGGAAAGTAAACATCAAGCAGTCAGCAGCCAAGACACCGTAAGGTCTGGCATCGTGATATTTCATGAACACTGGATCGTCGGAGCAGGAGACAGGACCTCCCGCGTCGATGTTCTCAATGATCTGGTCAATCACTGCTAGTTCTGCATCGCCGCCACCATCATTCAGTGAGAATAATGCGGCGTCCCCGTTGATCAAGTAGCTAGCCCAGTGAGCTGGGAGCATGTAGTCTTCAGTCTCGAATGTCATTCTGCTAACTCCTGAATGATTCTGTCGAGTTCTTCAAAGTTCAACCGTGGATCGTCAAAGTAGACGCCATCGGGAGTGCTTTTAACCTTGCAATCCTCAACACTGAACGAGACAAAGTGCCTATAGTCAGTGCATTGTGACGCGATGGAATAGAGCCCGAAGTCATTTTGAAGCCAGAGAGCGACGTTCCAGGTCTCGTAATTGGACCAGCCGTTGAAAGTTTCATTAACCATGGTTTTAGGTAGAAAGTTTTACCCAAGATGTGAAGTCCTGGGTTTGGTTTTTACAGGAAACTAGGCAACTCAGGCGCGAGGCCCTGGGCTTTGTAGCAGTGGAGCGGATCGACTCGCCGCATAATTGCCGCGAGTCGCTCTGCTTCGTGCTTGGCCAGGGGCCGACCGGCTCCCCTTACGGGAACCCAGCCAGCCTTGATGCCTTGCCATTGCGTGATGACGTGTCGCATTAGTTAGGAAGCGGTGGTTTCGGATGCTTTGGACCACGAGTCACGGACACGCTTGATGGTCGCTTCCAGGTCGTTGAGCAGTTGCTCATCCCTGGCGCGGCTCTTCTCGTCGTGATACTTGAGCCCTGAGACTAGACCGGCGATTGCCTGAAAAGCCTGCGGTGATTCAATCCCCTCAATGCGCACCTCGTCCCGTGTTGTGCTATCCGTGACAGACAGCGATAGGCTGTCTTGCCATGCGTAGCACTGCATGGACAGGCGAGCGTTGGGGACCGTGATGGTCCGGAGCGTTTGCTCTTTCATTAGTTCAGTTGTCAAGGTGCGGTGGACACAACCGGGCATCGTTGGGCTTGCGCTACCACGCCGGAGGCTGTCGCCTGAGTCCGGGTCTGTGGTCCGCTTGGACGGTCCGCTCGGTTGTGGCGTCAAAGGGTTTGTGTGTCCCTCTGACTCTGTCAGTGTAGTCCATCAGGGCAACCGGTTCTGTATCGGTTGCTACACTATAAGCACAACCTATGGGGCAGGGTTCGGACATCAGCGCAGCTTATCGCTGCCCTGGGAACCTACTGAAACATCATCAAAAATCACTAATGTACTACCCCCATATCATACAGTACTAGGGGGCAGGGGTCAAATTCTGGCTGGTACGTGAACCGCCGGTCAAAATAATACAAATACGCTAGTTTTAACCGAGCGGATAAAGTAAAAACGGAATGCAGAAAACTATGGCGGAAAACACCGCTAATAAATACGACAGCGGCTTCGAAGACGAAGCAAAGAAGCAGGATGAAATAAAAAGACAACGACCATTCGGCCCAAAAAGCACAAAAGAGGCCCAACAAGCCCGCATCCAGCGCCTCTACAAGCGCCAACTCGAAGGCTTACCCGTCCGCCAACTCGTACTAGAACACGCCGCCAAAGAACAAATCGGCATCGCCACTGCCTGGCGCGACTGGAAAGGCGTCTACGACCTCGTCGCCGAAGATTTCGAGCGCGAACGCACCAAAATGGCCGGCCGCATCTTCATGCAACGCCAACGCCTCTTCAACGCCGCCATGAAACGCGGCCAAATGCAAACCGCCGCCAACGTCCTCGACTCCCTGGCACGTCAAGTCGGCTGCGACATGCCCGAACAAACCAGCTCCCTGCCCGAAATCCGCGTCACCGTCGAACCACCCAACGAATTGACCGGATCGGACGCCGCCCAACTACCCCAAGCCGAAGTAATCGACGTAGAAAATGAGCACAACGATTGACATCAGCCTCAAAAAAGCCCAATCCGAAGTCTTCTACAGCAAAAAACGCTTCCGCGTCCTCGTCGCAGGCCGCCGCTTCGGCAAGTCCTACCTCGCCTGCATAGAACTATTCACCAAAGCCCTGGAACGTCCCGGCGAAACCTTCTTTTACTGCGCCCCCACCTACCGCATGGCGAAAGACATCGCCTGGAAGGTCCTCAAAAAGATAATCCCACCGCAATACGTCCGCAGCAAAAACGAAACCGACCTCAAACTCGAACTCATCAACGAATCCACCATCGAACTCAAAGGCACCGAAAACGCCATGGCCCTTCGCGGCCGCAGCCTCTCTGGTGTAGTACTTGACGAGGCGGCTTTCATGGAATCCTCTGTCTGGTTCGAAGTCATCCGTCCCGCCCTCGCCGACAAACAAGGCTGGGCCCTCTTCATCAGCACACCGGATGGAACGGCCAGCTGGTTCTACGACATGTGGTGTTATGTCCCAGAAGACAAAACCGGCGACTGGCAGCGCTGGTGCTACACAACCATCCAAGGCGGCAACGTCCCACCCGAGGAAGTCGCCGCAGCCCGCGCTCAGCTTGATTCGCGCACGTTCCGCCAGGAATTCGAAGCGTCCTTCGAGAACCTAAGCGGCCTCGTCGCCATCAGTTTCGCCGACGACAACATCAGCAAAGACGTCAAAGACCTCCCCGTCTTACCCCTACTGCTCGGAGTGGACTTCAACGTCGACCCAATGACCGGCATCTGCGCCGTCAAAAAAGGCGACGTGCTCTGGATTTTCGACGAAATCATCATGACCGGCGGCGCAACCACCTGGGACTTCTGCGAAGAGGTCCAAAACCGCTACGGCGTGGATCGTCGCATCATCAGCTGCCCAGACCCCACCGGCGGAGCCCGCAAAACCCAAGGCGTCGGCACCACCGACCACAGCATCCTCCGCAAATCCGGCTTCACCGTCTCCACCCCCCGCGCCCCCTGGAAAATCCGCGACAAAATCACCTGCGTCAACACCGCCCTATTGGATGCAACTGGAACGCGCCGCATGTTCATCCACCCCCGCTGCAAAGAACTAATCAAAGCCCTCCGCACCCTCACCTACGCCCCTGGAACGGGACTACCCAACAAAAACCTCGGTGTTGACCATGCCTTCGACGCTTTGGGCTATCTATGCCTACAAGTATTCAACTTGGCTAAACCCGAAACCATGGGATCCACTAACTATCGTGTGTGGTAGGTGCCTACTTCCCATGGCTGAAAAGAAGAAAAAGCCCAAATCCAGCAGCAAAAACGCCGCAAAAGCCCGTTGTGAAGGCTATCTGCGCTCCCTCAAAGGCGGCAAAAAGAAAAAATCGAAATAGCGCTAGGCTTATTGCAAACCTTTCTCAATAAGGGGACTTCTAATGCCCGGACACTATGGCCACGGCGGTAAGAAAAAGCCCAAAGGAAAGGGCAAAAAGAATAAGTAAGATAGGGCTAAGCGTCGCCAGATCCATGCCCAAAAAACGCGGCCTCTACGCAAACATTCAAGCAAAGCGGAAACGCATTGCTGCAGGATCTGGCGAAAAGATGCGCAAGCCTGGAACGAAAGGCGCACCAACCGCCGCCAACTTCAAAGCCGCCGCAAAAACCGCCAAAAAGCGCAAGCCCAAAGGTAAGAAGTAATGGCAATCACTATTGACCGAGGTACAAACCTCGTCGAATACCACGAAGATGTCCCTCTTACCCAAGTAGGTGACTCTTTAGAGGTTCATGCCGACTGCAGTGAATTTTGCTTTGCTGCCGATGTAACCGGCGGCGCTAACTTCGCTCTTTCCTTCGAAACCAAATTCAACGCCGGAAACGGCACCTGGTACGAACTCGACACCAGCAAAACAATCAACGCCGACGGCGAATACATCTACTTCTACACAGGCAAACCCGTCAACCGCATCCGCATGAGGATTAGCTCCATCAGCTCTGGAACGCCAAGCGTTTTGGCTCACATCGGCACCTCTTATCACGGTTAATGGGCACTCGTATCGTTCCCGGCTTCTGCACCCACATGGAGGTAGACGCCGAATCGCGCATGACCGAAGCCACCTTCGCCTTCATGACGCCCCAAGACCCAGTCGACTTTGCCGGTCTGATGGTTCGGCTAGGTTCAGGTATAGAAGTCATGATTGAGGTCGGCGACGATGACGATTAAGCGCGGCCGCGAAACCTTTTCTGGCTACAACAAGCCAAAACGCACCCCTAATCACCCCAAAAAATCACACGCCGTCCTTGCAAAAGAAGGCGACAAAGTAAAACTTATCCGCTTCGGCCAGCAAGGCGTCAAAGGAAGCCCGTCTGGTACGGCTCGCAACAAGTCATTTAAAGCACGTCACGCAAAAAACATCGCCAAAGGCAAGATGTCTGCCGCCTATTGGGCCAATCGTGTTAAGTGGTGAGCATCTGTCAAAATAACAATAAAGTAGGCAACTGACCGTGGTTTACAGCGCAAACATCCCTCCCACAGGCGCTTCGGTCAGCGAGTCGCCTTTCGTGCGTGACTTAGAAGTCATCGCAATGATGGAAGACTGGCAGATAATGGCTGCCGTCACCCGAGGCACCAACTACATCCGCGATCTAAGCGAACAATTTTTACCGCAAGAACCAAGAGAAGACGACGACGCCTACCAAACCCGCATTGACCGCAGCGTTCTCTCCCCCTACACCAGCCGCCTAATCGAAACTGCCGCAGGAGCAATCCTGCGCAAACCAATCCACATCGAAGGCGACAACTACTGGCTCGAACTAAGCGAAAACATCGACGGCCTCGGCTCCAACATCAACGAGTATGCGCGTCGTGCCCTGGTTAGCAGCCTTACCTATGGCCACAGCGCAATTCTTGTCGACTACCCCTCCGCAACCGGCGCACGCAATCTGGCTGAAGAGCGTGCAATGGGCCGTCGCCCCTATTTCGTGCATGTTGACGCAGCACAAATTTGGGGATGGCGGCAAGCTGATTACACGATGCCCGGCAGCCCCCTCACCCAAATCCGCATCCACGAGTACGCCACTCGCCCCCTAAACGATTTTGGTGAAGAGCAAGTCGAGCAAATGCGGGTCATTTACCCCGGTCGCTATGACTTGTACACGCTGGGCGAAGACATCGTCGAATTTTCCCAAACCGGGGGCTTCAGCCTGGACGAAATTCCAGTGGTGCCCATTTACAGCAACCGCCGGGGCATGTTGCGCTCTCAACCACCCCTGCTCGACATTGCCAACCTCAACATCACGCACTACCAACGCCAAGCCGACCTAATCCACGCCCTCCATATCGCCGCAATGCCCACTCTTGTACTAGAGGGCTGGGACGACTCCCTTGGCGCAGCAACGATGGGCGTTAATTACGCCATTGCGATGACGCCTGGCAACAAGGCGTATTACGTGCAAGCCGACGCCACCAGCTTCGACGCACAAATGGCCGAGCTGCAATCACTTGAGCTACAAATGTCCACCTTGGGTGTCACCAAGCTTTTCGGGCAAAAGTTTGTAGCAGAGTCAGCCGAGGCAAAGCGCATTGACCAAGCACAAAGCAACTCAGTGTTGTCAATCATTAGCCAAGAGCTGGAAAGCGCACTGAATCAGGCTTACAGCTTGGCTGCTAAGTACGTCGGCATCGAACCACCCGAAATCCGCATTGACCGCGACTTCGACTACTACCGCCTCATCGGTCAAGACATTTCAGTGCTGTCTGACCTTAATAGCAACGGCAAAATCAGCGACGAAATGTTGCTCGAAATCCTTCGTCGCGGTGAAATCCTCCCAGACAACACCAACGTTCAAGAGGAAGCAGCAAAAATCGAAGAACCGGAACCCGTACCAGCACCGCCTGTTGTAGTTAATCAGAACCCTGTAGAATAGTATTGTCTAACTAAACTTTTCCTGTGTCTGAAGAACAGCAAGCCACTTCTCCTGTGGAGAATGCGGCTGCCCAGCCTGTGGCTGACATCAACGACCTGCAAAGCCAACTCGACGCGCTGAAAGCAAAAAACGCCGAGCTAATTAACGAGCGCCGCAAAGACAAGGAAAACCGCGAAAAACTGCAACAGCAGCTAACCAGCATCGAAACCGAAAAGAAAAAAGCTGAGGAAGCCCGCCTAGCCGAATCCGGTGAGTACAAAACGCTCTGGGACGACGCACAAACCACAATCTCGTCCCTAAAGCAAACTTTGGCCGAAAAAGAAGCCGAAGTCGAGCAAATTAAGCAGGGGTATTCGAAAGAACAACTGCGCTCAAATATGCTTTCCCAGTTGTCATCGGCTGGTGCGCTTGCCCCTGATCAGCTGTATCGTCTGGTAGAGGATAATCTCCGCAGCAAAGACGGTCAGCCTGTGGCTGTTGTCGGCGGTGTTGAGACCCCGGTGGCGGAATACGTCGCCAACCTGAAAAATCCTGGCAGTGGCTACGAGCATCATTTTGCAGCTAGTAACACTGCCGGAATGGGTGTTACGGGCAGTGCCCGCGCCACCTCCCTTCCCGGCCAATCCAACCCGTGGTTGAAAGACAGCTTTAACATCACCGAGCAAATGATTCTTCTCGCGAAGGATCCAGACAAAGCTCGAATTCTTAAAGCTGAAGCCGGGAAATAGTCCTAGTGGGACGCCTGCCGTAAACCCTTTTTTAGGAGCCCGTCATGGCTGCCATCTCTGAAAACTATTCCGGCGGAACATTCCTGTCGGACCTCGTTACGCGCCCCGAATTCCTTCAGTACACGTCTGAAGGCATTTTCGAGCAATCCAAGTGGATTCAAAGCGGCATCATCCAGCGCAATGCCGCTCTGGATGCCCGTGCCGGCGGTACCCGCGTTCGCGTGCCGTTCCACGATCCAATCAACCCGACTGAGGAGCAAATCCTCAGCAACGCCACCTGGGGCACCGGCGGCGCAGGCTACCTGACTCCTCAGGGAACCAGCGCTGACGAGCAGATTATGACTCTGCTGCATCGCGGCTTCAGTTATGCCGCAGACGACCTCAGCAAGCTGGGTTCCGGCGCTGACCCCCTCAGCCACGTCCGCAACCAGCTGACTGCAGCAATCAACAAGCTGAAGACTGCCACCCTGAAGGCCCAACTGCTGGGTCTGTTCGGCGGCATCACCGCTGCCGGCGTCCTCGGAGCCAACCAGTACGACGCTTCCGTCGCTGGTGCAACCCCCGCCGAAGCCAACTACATCTCCGTTGGCAACGTTCTTGAAGCCAAGAACCTGCTGGGCGAGCGTGGCGAAGAGATCGACACCATCGCAATGCACTCCGCTGTTGCTTACTACCTGCAACAGATCGGAATGCTGACCTTCAGCACCTCAGCACTGTCCGCATCTGGCGCAGTGACTTGGGGCGGCGGTGGCGTCGGTGTGACACAACCAGAAGTGGCCACCTTCGCAGGTCTGCGCGTCGTGATTGACGACCAACTGACCTATCTGGCCGGCGGTACCGCAACCCATGCGGTGAAGTACCCCGTCTACATGTTCAAGTCCGGCGTCGTTTCCGAGGGCATCCAACAGGATCTGCGCCTCGCCGCCGACCGCAACATCCTGTCCATGCAGGACGTGCTGGCTGTGGATTACCACTACGGCTTCCACATCACCGGCACCAAGTGGGCCGCCGCTGGCGACAACCCCACCAACGCCGCAACCTCCGGCAACCTGGCTAACACCAGCAGCTGGGGCCTGGTGTTCGCAACCACCAAGATGGTGCCCATCGTGCGCCTCCTGGTCAACACCCCCTTCGACACCACCGCTTATTCCTGATAAGTTCCGGTTGGAATTGGACCACGAGCCCCCGAAAGGGGGCTTTTTTATTGCCTCAAATAAGTCCCAGGCGCATTTCTTCCTGCCGCTGGAACACTTCCTCACCACGGGCAGTCATTTTGTAAGACCGCAACACCACCTGATTAGCGATCGTGTAACTGACTTTGAGCTGGATTGCAATTTCAGGCACGGTTTTACCCTGATTACGAAGCTTATGAATCTCCTTAACGACATCCGCAAATTTACGCGGCTTTTCAGCCTTCGGAGTCTCAGCTTTCTTTACGCTAGTACCAAGGGACTCACTTTTCCGAAGCGGCATGGACCTAGTGCGGTTGTTCATTCTCAAGGATAATACAAAAAGATTTATCGACATCCCGGCTAACGAAGTAAGCGAAAACCAAGCACAAATCGAACTAACAGGCGGAACGGTTTATCACGCCTGTGTGCTACCTAAACCAGTACGGCGTACCAGAGCTAAACTCAAACAAAGGTGGTATTAAGCCGTGGCCGCAACAATCGACGCCACTCTTCAAGGAGCATCAGCTAACAGCTATGTGACATTGGCTGATGCAAACGCATACTTTGAAACAACACCAGACGACTCTACGTGGGTAAATAAAACAGACGATCAAAAGAACCGTGCGATTATTTCAGCAACTCGTTTTATTGACGATTTTGAATTTTACGGGGAACGCTGCACTACCACGCAAGCTCTCAAGTGGCCCCGCAAAGAGTACAAAGTCGATGGAGTGGAACTTAAATGCACCTTCATTCCAGACGAAGTGAAGGTCGGCACCTTCGAACTGGCTCGTGCGCTCGCCAACAACCCCAACGCTCTAACCGGCAGCAAGGGAACTGATGGCACCTACGAGGAAGTCAAACTGGGCGACTTGGAAGTCAAGTACAACACTGACTCCCAAAACCCAGGCATGATCAACACCATTCTGGACGTGTTTCCTTGGGTCGCTACCTATATCGGTCCATACACCTTGGCCGGTGCCGCAAATTATGCGGTGCGCTTAGAGCGAGGTTGACATGGCTTTAATCGACGACGTATTCGGCTCAATCCCAGCTGACATTTTGGCCGACTGGGGCCAAGACATCACTTACGTGAAAGCCGGGTTGCCCTCTGTCTACAACCCAACCACCGGAACGGTAAACAACTTCGAAACCACAGTGACGGTCAAAGCCGTCATCACAAACGTCAACCCCAGCGAATACGAGGGTTTGTACCAAACCACGGACCTGAAAGTAATCTTTGGTGCGGCAGAGCTTGGCGATTACTACCCAGAACAAGCTGACCGCATCCGCTACACACAGGCAGGCGAAACCCGCGAAGCAAAGTTGATCGACATCAACACCAAACGCGGCGCAGAACCAGTCCTGCACACCGTCATCGCGAGGCCCCAGTAATGGCTAACCGAGACATAAAATTTTTGGTCCGTGATCTAAAAGCGCAAACGCTTCAAGGTGCTGCTGAAGCCGCAGTAGAGATCATGAATTCACTGGTCGAAGCTGGCCCTGCTTATACAGGCAATTTTTCTTCCTCTTGGTACACAGTTGCCCCTGGGAAATCTCCAGGTGCTCCCCGCAATAGCAGCGGCCTTTACACCTACACACGTAGGAATGTTCCAAAAACAAAATTCAAAACTACCGGTGTCTATTCAATCGTTAATACGTCTTCTTACGCCGCTGAGGCTATGGACTTAGTCCCTTACACAAAACCGTCCCCAGAACAAGAAATACCTAACCGTTTTGTCACCACAAAAAAGATTACAACTGGTGCCCGTTATGAAGGCGCGACACGCGGAGACGTACGTGGTTCGGGTACTGCAACTAGTACAGCACCGCCTGACTGGTGGTTTACGTTTGGTAGAGGCGGCGGCTTAAGCAGGTCTTTAGCTAAGGGCTTTAAAAAGGGTTTTGAGCAACCTCTTAGATTTGGTAAAGCACAAGGATTCGGTTAATGGATTACCAAGCTATTCGCGCTGCAGTTGAAAACCCATTACTGACGGCGTTTAACAACCTGACGCCATCAGTTCCGGTTTACTTCGACAACATCACTGCCGTACCACCCAATACAACTACCGAGTACGTCCGCGTCAACGTGACTTTCGGCATCACTAACGAGTCAACGTTGACCGGCAGCGTCGACAACGCTCGTGGTGCGGTAATTATCCGGGTTTTTACGGAAAAAGGCCAAGGTCCTGCGCGTAATCAAACGCTTCTAACTACAGCCGTTGACGTACTAGAGACGTTGAACAACACAGCAAAAACAAACACTGGAGTGTTTTTCCGTGTAGGAGATATTGAAGGCCCTACATTTTCCGCCGACGAAACATCCCCGCATTTCATGGGGCGGATTGAGACTGGCTATAACGCGACCGTATTAAGTTAATAACAAGAGCTATCCTATAAGAAGCCGGGCAGTGCCCGCAGAAAACCTCATTCTCTGGTACGCCAATGGCCGCCACCGTTCTGTCCGGCACTTCAGGTGCCCTCTATTACAAACCTGCTGGCACCCTGGGCCAGTTTGCAACGACCGATGTTGATACCACCGGTGACGACATTACCGTTGCTCCTTTTCTGAACTTCAAGGTCGGCGACCCCGTCCAGTTCAGCGTTGTCAACACCACCACCGGCGGAGCCGGCACCGGCACCTTGCCTGCAGGCCTTTCAACCGGCACCACCTACTACGTCATCGCTTACACCGCCAGCACCGGAGTGCTGCAGGTTTCAGCAACTGACGGCGGTTCTGCTGTCGATCTCACCGACGCTGGTACGGCAACTGCCCCCAACAAGTTCCAGGTTGAGTACGACGATTTCACCTCGGTTTCACAGGTTCGTGAGTGGTCTTTCGAAATCACTCGCGACGAGATTGACGTGACGACGATCGGCAAAACCCCCGGTCAGTACGTCCCGTTCAAAACCTTCATCGCCGGTTTCGCCGACGGTTCAGGCAGCGCCACCGTCTACTTCACCGACACCGACGATTCTCTGGGCAACCGGATGGTCGAGGACGTGCTGCAGCGCATCCAAACTGGTGCCAAGTTCAAGCTTTACACGGACCAGGTGTTCACCGGTGGCTCCATCGACAACACCCTGTCCCGCTCCATCGAGTTCGAAGCCAACTTGATTTCCGCCAACTTGTCCATCAACCCTGATGACGCCCAGGCAGTGGAAATTAGCTTCCGCCCAACCACCACTCCTACCTTCGACTTCGCCAAGTCCTGATAGGGTACAAACCACACAAACGAAAGCCCCGGTTATCCGCCGGGGCTTTTTTATTGCTAGTCCGCTACATTAAACGCATACATCTGTAATTCAAATGCCCGCCAGCAATCTGCGTGCAATCGACAAACTCCGTAAAGCAGCCAACCTCGAACCAGTCAAAAAAGAAGTCGAACTCTCGGATGGAACGACATTCGAAATGTACGTGACGCCGCTGACCATGGCAGAGCGCGAGCGTGCTCAAAAGAACGCCAAGTCCGACGACGCCAACGCTTTTGCACTACAGCTGTTGCTTTCTAAAGCACAAAATGCCGACGGTCAAACCCTCTTTAGCGCAGGAGAGATTGACGTCCTAAAACATGAAGTTAAGGACAAGGATCTGCAAGCACTAATGCTGGCTGTGCTTACCGATGACGAAGCCGCTGACATGGACCCAAAATCCTGAGCGCAGAACTTCGCAAAGACAACTGGCTCATGCTTCAGTTTGGCGTTGCCAAAGAACTAGGCATGAGCTTGTCGCAAGTTCGCGCCACCATGACCCCCGAAGAACTCATCGGTTGGAGCGCCTACTTTAAAGTGCTAAACGATGAGCAGCAAAAAGAAATGGATAAGATGAAACGTCGTCGCTAGACTGTTTTCTAGGACTTTAATGGCGGGCCGTGGCAAATTACGACGCCAGCGTAAATCTGCTACTTAATGCTCAAAAGGCGTTCAAAGAGCTTGCAGATTTTGAGCAGCGTCTTAAAGCCTTAAGCGGTTCACGCACAAAAGTTCAAAAAGCTGTTTTAACAGAGACAAGTCAAGAAGTATCTAAGACAAAGAAAGAGGTAAAAGACCAAGTAAAAGCAGCAGAACGAAAGCTTGAGAAGCAGCTTCGCCTTAACGCCGCTTTAGAAAGGCAGGAAACCTTACTTAAGAACTTAACTCGCGCTGGTGCAAAAGGTGAGCGTAAAGAGCGCGTCGAAGAGCTTGTTCAAGTAAGTCAAAAATTCCCAAAAAAGCTAGGTATACAAAATAGTGTAAACGCTGCTTTAGAGAAGGAGTTACAGACACTCCGAGAAATTAACAGAACAGACAGAGCACAAAATGCAACAAACTCAAAAATTTTAACGTCAATAAGGAAGCGTTTTGAAGCTTTGAGAGCCGTTGGAGCAACGACTGCCGAACTAAATAAAGTAGAAAAAACAAGAGGTAAGTTAATTGAGCAGAACAGCGAAAAACAGACTGATCTTGCTAAAGAAACGTTTTCTAAACTAGATAGACAGCTAAAGGTTTTAGAGCGTAAGTACTCGACATTTTTAAACAAGCCGGGTAGGCAAATCGCAAGCCCCTTATCTGCTGCTCCTGCTCGAACAGTTCTTGATACGCCTCAAGCGTTAAAGCAAAAAGCACAGTATTACGAGCGCATTGCTAAATCAATAAAACCGCTTTCGTCCCCCTTGCGCCCCCAAAGCGTTCTAGGTTCGGACGAAGCTTTGCGCCAAAAAGCGGCATATTACGAACGTATTAGCAAGTCAATTAAACCACTTTCATCCCCCTTGCGCCCGCAAAGCGTACTGGGCTCAGATAGTGCTTTACGCAAAAAAGCAGAATACTACGAACGCATTCGCAAGTCGATAAAACCACTTTCGTCTCCCTTGCGTCCTCAAAGCGTACTGGGGTCTGACGAAGCTTTGCGTAAGAAAGCCGAATACTACGAGCGTATCAACAAAGCCGCAAAAACAACTGCAGGCCCCCGTTCTCCAATTAGAGGAAGTGAGACTATTCCTGGTAGCCCTAAATTCTTAGAAGCTCAAGCTAAAAAATTAAATCGTCAAGAAAATTTAGTAAACAAAACGCTCAACGACCAACGAAAACTTAGAGCGAAAAACGCTAAAGAGGCAAAGCGTACAGCGGATCAAGTTGCTCGAAAGGCAAAGCAAGAACTTCAGGCAGCAAGAAAAGCACAAGGCGCAGGCATTGTTGGTGCCGGCTTCCCCCTCCTGTTCGGTGGCGGCCCAGGCTCAATCATTGGTGGTGCGCTCGGCGGTGCGCTTGGCGGCAAAGAACTCGGCTTTGAATTAAGCATTGGCCTTTCAGCGGTCGGCTCTGTAATTGACCGCCTTGTTGGATCCGCTAGAAATCTTGGCGACGCTTTTTCCAGCGTTGACGACACACTCAATCAAGTTAAACAAATCGGTTTTAGTGTTGATAGCGCAACTGAAAAGCGCGTACAACTGTTGCTAGAGGAAGGCCGAGCAACCGAAGCCTTCCTGCTAGTCCTGGAACGTACTGGTATTCGCGCAGAGCAGGTCAACAACTTACGCCAACTCGACAGTGCTTTTGACGAACTGCAGGATGCTACTGCGAAACTTTTTGTAACTATTCTTTCTGAACTTGCACCTGCAATTATTGTAGTAGCAAACTTAATTACTAGCTTTGTAAACACAATTACTGGCTCTGAAATACAACGTGCTGCAGCAAATTTAGACCCTCAAGCTTTCCAAGCAGCGCAAATACAAGCTGCTACGGAGACAGCTAGCGTTGGCGAAGCCTTCGAATCTCGCCAAGCTTACGAGAAACGTCTAACAGAACTATCTCGTGGCATTGTCAATGCTAATACCCCAGATATTGACACAAGCACTCTTGAAAACATAAAAACACTCAATAAAGAGAACTTAGACCTACTCAACAAGCGCATCGCTGTAACGCGAGCAGGTAACGATCTTACTAATGAAGCAGCATACATTGCTGCGCGTCAGTTAATCTTCTCACAAACTCGTTTAGAGGCTGCTGAAGCACAGGGTAATAGAGAAAAAATCTCACTAGCTGTAGCTCGTGAAAGGTTAGCTCTAGATGATTTACGCATACAGCGCCAAAAAGCGCAGCTGGAACTGCAGCGAAAGATTACTGATGCCCAAATTTCAGCAAAGCTTGCCCAGGATGTATTCCTTGCGCAGCCTGTTCCCGACCCTACACCTTTCAGCCGCCAAACACCTATAGAAAAGCGAGACGTAGCGCTCGAACTAGAGTCACTTCGATATGCAGCCGAAACAGCAAAAATAAGAAACCAAGGTTTAAAACCCTTGGAACGTCAAGCAAAACTAGAAGAAGAGTCAGCTAAAAACAACCTAAACAACTTCAACATAAACAAGGAGTTCATTGAAACAGAGAAAAAACTAGAAGAGAACCGTATTTTATTAAACGAAGAACTAGAACTACAAATACAAAAATCAAACACAATAAATGGTTTACAACGTGACTTACTTGATGTAGAAGCCAACATTTTAAGACTGGAGCGCGAAGGCGTTCTTGTTACTAACGATCAAATTAAGGCTTACCGCAAACTTGCGATAGCTGCAGCAGAAGCACGTAACCCCGGAAAAATCAAGCAACGAATTAAGGAATTAAGAGCAGAGCTAGCGGACACGCAGGGCATGATTGTCTCGCTGTCTACATCTGTTGAAACAGCAATGGGCAGCGCTATTTCGACAGCGGTGACAAGCCTTGTAACTGGAGCACAGACTATCGAAGAAACACTCTCTGATCTGTTTAAAACTATCGGGGAGGCTTTCGTCAAAATGGCTGCTGAGATTATTGCTAAACAGTTAGTGATGATTGCTCTGCAGACAATCCTCAAAGCACTCGGCGCTGCCGGTGGCGGAGGTAAAGGTCTGGATGTTGATTCAATCGAGCAGTATTCAAACAGGGGCCTTGCAACCGGCGGACCAACCAGCCCTGGTACTACATACATGGTTGGAGAAAAAGGCCCAGAGCTACTCACCATGACTCCAGGTGGCGGTTATGTGACCAGCAACAGCTCAAGCCGTGCCGCCATGGGCCGCTACAACACCAGCAACACCGCAGACTCAACCCCAACATTCCGCCTGGAAACCACGGTCATCAACGGCGTCGAGTACGCAACAGTCGACCAAGTTCGAGAAATGGGCGCTATATCTGCAAAGCGTGGTGCGCAGATGGGTCAGTCGAATACGATGAAATCACTGCAAAACAGCAGGTCGCAACGTAGCCGGATCGGAATGCGATGACACTCACCGCAATAACGACCTTCATCGACGTCGCAGGCGACAAGTACCAGAACGGCAAAATCGGTGGTTCGATTAACGGCCACGGGTACTTGTCGTTCTACTACCAAGGCGCAGCAAAAAACCGAAACGGCGACAACCTCGAAGCCGCCATCGTCCTATCGGCGAACCAGATCAGCATGAACGCTGTACGACAGGCGGTTGCCGACAAAGCCGCAGTCACGGTCGAAACATGCGTAATGAACTCCGAGTTCACATCAATCACCAGAAGACTCACCGTAGAAAACTGGATCGTTACTGGAATGTCTTACGACGCAGAAACGATCGAAGTCATACTTTCCAGTGCAATCGACGCTGTTGGTGTGACAACACCTAGGCGTGTATTGACTCAGGCCATGGTTGGGGAGCTTCCTATTTCTGCAGCAATCAGCAGTAGGTGAAGACTCCTTATGAACTTATTGGCGGCAAGTACCGCTTAGGGGCTACCTGGGACAAACACGGTGCAACTGATTGCATCGGTTTGGCAATACAAGTTTTGAACTGGTACGGCTACGAAACACCAAAAAGAAAACGTGACTGGTACCGAAGGTTGCGACGAGGCGATACTGCAGTATTCAAGGAGGAGCTACACAAATGGGGTGATGTTATAGACACGCCTACAATCGGTTCAGTTGCGCTATGCAAAGCTGCTGATGGGAGCTATGCCATGGCGGTTTACTTCGAAGGCGGATGGCTGAGCTACGTCGAGTCGGCGGTGAAATGGAGTCCCATCGGACTCCTGGAGGTCGTCGAAGTGTACTACTCCCGTCAGAAGTCCAGCTTTGTGAAGCGCTAGGCATCACAGCAGATGATTACTGGACATTTGTTGACCTACTTCATGAGTCAAAAAAGCGCGGCAAAGAATACGAACTTATTCCAGATATAAGAGCCGCAGACGGTGGTCTAACTGTTGCAATTATTTCTCTAGTTATTGGCTTGGCGTCCACGGCGCTAAGTCTCCTACTTAGGCCTTCAGTCCCTGGGCAATCCAAAGCACCTGGCTCTATCAGGACACCTGACCTCAACGGCAGAGATAAGTACCTACCAACCGCAGGTTTTGACTCACTGCAGAACCTTGCAAATTTAGGCGACATTATCCCGCTGATTTACTGCCAAGCAAGGTTTAACCAGACTCAGTACGTCGGTGGTGGAGCGCGTGTCAATTCCACTTTGCTGTGGAGTCACATGCTCAGCAAAGGCCGATACCAAGAACTGCGTGCTCTGCTTCTTTTCGGCCACGGCAAAACGGGCTTTCTTGAGGGAAGCGCACCTACGTTTGCAAGTTACGCAATCGGCGAATCACTGCTTAATAACTACAACAAAGGAAAAATTGAACTGTTTTACCGACAAGACGGCGGCCGGATAGACAAAACGCAAAACAGATATAGCGAAAGCCTGATGCCAGGCCTCCCTGGAGCGGAAGAGCCATTTGAAGTTAAAGATTTCTCTGGTGGCATGAATCCTTGGTTTAGTGGCGCACGAACACCTGCAACACAAGCGCAATTCGGCCTTTATTCACCGCTGCCTAACGGTATGCGGTACAAAGTTCCGTACCAAGTAACTCTTGTTTACGACGATGCAAGCAGCGACTCAAAAAACGAAGTCAGAGCAAAAGCCAGAAAGATTGCAGCGGAATTTCCCCGTTATTGCCACGTCGAAAAAGTAAATGGCGTAGTTGACCCAAATCCAAGGGTTGTGCAAAAAGGAGACATCATCACGTATGTGATTGGAACGAATAAATACGCCGGCGACACTTTTGAATCCAACGGAGCGCAAGATATTATTCAAGCGCAAGACCGAACACGTTATGACGTCGATGCAGCTTTAGCGGTTGGCGATAGTTACATGATCGGCGATGCACTTTGCGTTTGCTACCAAAAAGACAACTCACCGTGGTATCCCGAATCCCCAAATCCTGTGAGGGCATACTTCCGAGTTGTCGAACCTGGCGGCAATGTTATGTGTGGGCCTATTGAAGGCACGGATGAACCTGGTGCGAGAACTACAGTCCAACGCGCAGCAATCGGCACCGTCAGTAATAACAGGCAATGCCAGCGCACCGACATTCTTCTTAAATCAACCGTTTACCGACGAATTAACGGCTTTGCGAATGTCAACAGCCGAGTAGACGACGACGTAATTCAAGACTTTCAAAAAGACGGAACCCAGTTTTCGCTGGGCTCTATGCAGCTTTTCAACAAGCGCATAAGTGTATTTTCCCTAGGAGTCAGGCGTGCTGGTACGACTGATAAATTTACCCAAATCCTAAATACCAATGGGCAGTACCCCGCGTGGCTCTGTGTTTTGGGACGTACGCCGGAGCCGCAATACAACACAATTAGCGTCGAACATCCTTACGGCGAATTCGAGTTTCGCCTCTACCCAGCTTCCGGCGCAACCTTAGAGCTTAACTTCAACACTACAGGAATCGAAGCTTACTTGCTGGATGCCGTTTCAGATATCAACAAGAAAACAGTAATTTCCGGCAGCAATTTACCTGACGGCAGTCAAATAAAAGTTGAGGTAATTGGCCGCCCAATAACATTAAACCAAGTTCTATCCAGCAACCTTGAGTGGGTCCTGGGACTTCCACCCAACATTGTTGAAACAGGCGGCGTACTCAGTTTTAGCGCTACGGAGGGCGTAGGTGACGACGGCCTTTTGCCGAATTTAGACATTACCTATGTTGATCTAGAAGAGCGACTTGATATACCTAATGGTTACTATGTATCATCTGTTTTTGGTACAGACAACAACTTTTATTGGGAAGGCGAGCTTGTAGGCAATTCAGACAACAACGTAGTCTTTAACGGTGATTACAGGTACACAATCGGCACTCAAACCGTTAGTGGATCACCAAACCTCAAATCAATTATTAGAGAAAGACGTACTCTCCAAGAAGAACCAAGTTTAGAAGAGGTGATTAGCGTAGCCGGAGGCAACATTACTGGAGGCAGCGGGACTGGTCTAGAACTGTTTACATTCCAGTGGCCTGACGGCGCATCACACTGGTCAATTAAAGATCCTGGTACGGGTTATCGAGACGGTGAAACTATTAACCTTACATTCACTCAAGCCAATCCTGTAAGCGTTCAAATCTTTGTCAACAAAGACGTTTCTCAAGACAACTTGCGATTAAATGATGCTATTCAAGATTACGTCGTTTACGACGCAGAAGACACATCAGCGCTCCAGCAACCCGAACACGAAATTGTTAATTTAAACGAAATTGTTACATCTGTGAATGAGCCTCAATATGAAAACTTAGCTCACGCAGGGCTTCGTCTTGCAAGCGGCAAAGAGTGGTCAACCTTTAGCCAAGTTTCTGCATTTTTCCGCGAGGGGATTGTAGGCGAGAGAGCCGACGGAACTTCCGGGCCAATAACAACAGTCCCCGACATCGCATACGACCTACTTACAAGCACACAGTACGGCGCTGGTGCGTTCGTACCTGCAGAGCAAGTCGACACGGCAAGCATGGCTAAAGCCGCCAAGTTCTGCACCGCAAACAACTTCTACTGGGACGGCGTTATTGCAGAACGCTTGAACATTCGTCAATGGATTTTTGAACAGTCAGCCTTCTGCATGTTGAGCTTCATTGTTAAAGGCGGCAAATTTAGCCTTTATCCTGACGTTCCATTCAAGACCAGCGGCGAAATTGACTACACAAAAGACATAGGCGGCGACATCAAAACTCTGTTCACCGACGGAAACATTAGAGGTCTGCAAACAAGCTTCCTGTCACCGGAAGAGCGTCAACCGTTCAAAGCGGTGTGCATCTGGCGAAGAGACGAGCTTGACGGTTTCCCCGATAAACGCGTTCTGGTGGTACGACTTTCAGGTAGCGCGGGTGGCAGTGAAACTGACCCCGAAGAGACTTTTGATATGTCTCAGTTCTGCACGAGCCAAGAGCACGCAGAGAAGTTTGCCAAGTACGCCTTGAAAACCAGAACTCTGGTGGATCACGGCGTGAAATTTGAGACCACACCACAGTCCGCATTGACCCTCGAACCAGGTGACTACTTCGATCTCGTCACCACCGTTTCCCACCCAACGACTGGAACGGATTCGGGTGAACGCCTGAGAAACGGTTCTATCGACTCAGACGGCTACATCAACGGCGTCGACATTGAAAACGGCAGCCTAGACATCGTTTACTGGAAGCCTGGATCGAACGCTTTAGGCACAGCGACGATTTCCGTTACCAATGGAAAAACAAACAATTCTTCTGTTTACGGCTCTGTGTTTACACGAGATCCGCAATCCAATCCAGTGCGCCGTACGTATAAAGCCGAAAGCATCACTTACGGCGAAGACGGTCTTATCGAAGTAGCCGGAAGCTACGTACCACGCACAAGCTCAGGTTCGTTAGCAGTTTTAGATTGGGGTACAGGTGATTTCGTAGAGGAAACAGGCTGATGGCAGCGGCATTCCCAAGCATTACTCCCAGCAGCCGGTCCTATTCCCCAGGCGAATACCCAGAGACCGAGTTTCTAGCACTGAATGGAGCGAGGTCGATTGTCCGCTTTGGTGCAAACCAAGTCGGCCACCGCCTACAGCTGACCTTCAGAAACATCAGTGACGCTGAAGCACTACAAATTGTGCAGCACTACGCGTCGGTCAATGGGAATTACACCAACGCCACTTTCATTATCAGCAACACGTCTGGTCCGATGGCTGGTGTAACAAGTACGGGCCTAGCGCAAGAAATGAGCCAACAGGGAACTGCAACCAAGTGGCGCTACTCAAATCCTCCAAGCGTGCAGAGCGTATATCCCGGCGTGAGCACGGTTACGTGTACATTTATCGGCTATTTAGAAGGGGTCTAGAATACGATTAACGTAAAGTGACGCATCATGGCGTTTTACAGCGGTCTTGACGGTCAGCTATACCTAGGGACTACCAAAATTGGCAAAGTCCAAAATTGGTCGCTGAGTGCGTCACAAGCTGTGCTGGAAACAACCAGCCTGGAAGATACCGATCGAACACTGATTAACGGTGTTCGCAGCATGAGCGGAAGCTGCCGCGTCTTCTACTACACCGGCGGCGCTGGAACGTCAGACGCCAGTGCATTTATCGAGAACATTATTAAAGCCGGTGCCTCGGGCATTGACGATGGAGTAGCAGATCAATCAGCGAGCGTTACTTTTAAGCTCCACGCAGACGCCAACAAATTTATCGAAGTTTATGCTTGGATTACAGGCGTCAGCATGAGCATGGCAGTCGGCGAAGTTATGTCTGTGGACGTGACATTTGAAGTTAGCGGACAAGCTAAGCAAAACGCACTTCCCTGATGTCGGTTTACCTTGGATACACGGGTTCCGTTGAGTTAGATCGTGACTCAACAGACTCTCCGATCGCGACAACACTGGACCCCAGTGATGTCAACGTATCAAGGCGACGGTTTTCCATAGACTTTGGTATTTCATCTTTAGTCACAGGTGATCGCGTAGAAATCGCCACTACTGACGGTTCAGACCTGGAGCTGGTAGTCGACCACAGTTATCCGGATGGAACGTGGTATATCCACATTGATGACGCAGGCGGCATTCGACTATTTGAAAGGTTTGAAGCTTCGCTGTCTGGTCAGCAAAGCGATGCTGTGCAATTACTTGCGCCAAGCGACCCCCAAAACATCACACTCCAAACCAAAAACGATCGCTACCGGTTCATGGCGCGTATTCGCGACTTTGAAATAACCACCAGCCGCGACACCGTAGACCTCACTGCCCTCGGCAACGAGTTCCGCAACCAGTACGAAAAAGGTTTGATTTCCGGCCAAGGAACCCTTAACTGCCTGTGGGAAAGTAACGGCTCAATCGCCGGCAGCGGTTACGGCGCAACTACTGCAGAATTCCCCTCTTACCTGGCACGTCTAGTGGTTCGTGTGCAGCAAGGCGCAGATTTCCACGGCCGCTTTTTCATCTTTGCTGGAACACCAGAACAGCCGGAAAGCGTCTGGTACGAAACCAAGTGCATTATCACCAACGTCGCTGTTTCGGTATCAAACGACCGCGCCATTGAAACGCGAGTTGACTTCGTCACCTCTGAGCAAATTGTGCTGAAGCAAGGCAAACCGCCTGCTTACTTATTACAAGAGGACGGTTATTATCTGCTACAAGAGGACGGAAGCCGCCTACTTTTGGAAGATTAGAATACACCTATACAGCTCTACAGCTTGAGGGGGCAAAACCTTGCCAAATCTTGAGATTTCTAATCTGCCTGCACTGGCTGGAACCTCGCTGCAGGGCACTGATCCAGTGGCCGTTGCTGACTTATCAGCAGCAGAAACAAAAAAGATTACCGTCAAAGATTTTCTTGAAGGCGGTTTTGATCTTGTCGACGATGCCACTATTCCAGCGGCAAAAATTTCAGGCAGCGCTATTGGCGCTGGCAGTGTTGGAACAGCTGAACTCGCTGATTTATCAGTAACGACACTAAAAATCGCTGCCGATGCGATCACTCTTGAAAAACTTCAAAACGTAAGCACCGACATCCTGCTGGGACGTTCTAGTGCAGGTAGCGGCGATGTAGAAGAAATCCCCTGCACCGCAGCAGGTCGCGCACTGCTTGACGATATTGATGCAGCAGCGCAACGAGTCACCCTCGGCCTCGGAACGCTTGCCACTCAAGACGGCACTTTTAGCGGCACAAGTTCCGGCACTAACACTGGCGACCAAACCATTGTTCTGACTGGTCCGGTTACAGGTAGCGGCACCGGCATTTTTGCCACCACAATCACAGCCAGCGCCATTGGAACAACTGAGATTGCCAATGGAGCTGTTACTTACGCAAAAACCAACTTTGCGGACGCTTCGATTCCGGCCGCAAAACTAGAAAGCGACAGCATTACTTCGCTTCAAATTGCGGCAAACGCCGTTGGTGCAAGTGAGCTGGCCGACATCTCAGTTAACACAAGCTCCATCATTGACGCGGCAGTCACCGACGCCAAACTCAGCACCGGTATTGACGGCGCAAAGCTCAGTAACGACACCGTCACCGCCGCAAAAATCCCAGCAACATCCCTGGATCGTGGCCTAGACAAAACCACCGGTGACATCGGCCACACCAACGCCGTCACCCCTGGAACGTCTAACGGTATTACATTTGATGCCCAAGGCCACGTCACCGGCACTTCAGCACTGACTGCAAGTGACATGCCGGTGGCAACCACAACCACCATCGGTGCCGTTAGTGCAGCTGCCGACTCTGGCCTGACGGTTAGCGGAACAGGTGCCCTCAGCATCACCAACACACTGACCGGTGGAACGGCTAACGGTATTACATTTGACGGCAACGGCCTGATCACAGGCACCACTGGCTTGGCTGCAAGTGACCTGCCAAAAGCCACCCCATCCGCAATCGGCGGTGTAAGTACTCCATCTTCTGGTGGTTTAGAAGTCGACAGTGCTGGTGCACTTTCAATCTCAAATAGCGGTGTTGTCGCCGGAACTCACGCAAAAGTAACCGTCAACGCACGAGGAATCGTCACCGCAGGACTAAACCTCGTTGCAGCAGACATTCCAGATCTCAGTGCTACAAAAATTACCAGCGGAACATTAGACGCCGCACGAATCGGAAATGACACAATTACCGGCCAAAAACTTGCTGACTCCTCAACGGTTACTTTTGCTGGTTCAGGCAACACAGGCGGTGTTGTCACCTTCCCCACAGCGTATTTCAAGGGCGAGTTTTTCTTCGACGCAGTTAACCGAGATCTTTACCTCTGGGACGGCAACGCTTGGCAGCCTGTCACAATCACCAGCGGTGAAATCGTTTTTGCTGGAACGTATGACGCCACTACGGGAGCAAACGAAGTTGCATCAGTAACGACTGCAGGCCAAGCCATTGGTTTGACTGCCGGATCGCCGTTACCTCAAGCATCACAAACCAACAGTCAGTACTACGTTGTCGTTAGCGAGCAGGGCGATGGTTCCGGATATGCACCTAACCAACCTCTAAACCCGCCGGACATTTTGCTGTCCAACGGAACAGATTGGGAACTGCTGGATGTTTCGAGCTTTATCGCATCGCAGCAAGCAACAAACATCAGCTTCACGCCGTTTGGTGATATTGCATCAACAAATGTTCAAACAGCTATTCAAGAGTTAGACACTGAAAAGGTTTCTATAGCAGGCGACAACACCCTTACCGGAAAACTTGAAATCGGTAATACCGGTTCATTGGTTTTTGAAGGTCCGACACCTGATGAATTTGAAACAACGCTCGCGGTAGCCGACCCAACTGCTGACCGCACTCTGACGTTCCCCGATGCGGATGGAACGATCATCACTAGCGGCGACACCGGCACCGTCACCAGCACGATGATTGCTGACGGCACAATCACTAATGACGACGTTAGTGCTAGCGCCGGGATTGCTTTTTCAAAACTAGCGGCACTGACTGATGCTCACCTGCTGATCGGCAGTGGTACTAACGTTGCAACCGCAGTAGCAATCACTGGTGACATCAGCGTCACCAATGCCGGCGTAACGTCGATTACCGCTGGTTCAATCGTCGATGCTGACATCAGCGGCTCTGCTGCAATCGCAGCCAGCAAAATCGTCTCGGCCTCAACATCAGCCGCAGGTGTTGTTCAGCTAAGCGACAGCACCACATCAACCTCCACAACTCTGGCCGCAACGGCCAACGCTGTAAAAGTCACCAAGGATGTGGCCGATGCAGCATTGCCACTTACTGGCGGCACGATTACCGGCCCCCTAAACATTGGAACGACCGGAAGTCTGGTTGTCCAAGACACCAGTTTCAACGCGACAATCGACACTGCAACGCTTACCGCTGCGCGCACAATCACACTGCCTGACTTGACTGGAACGGTTGCACTAACCAGCCAGCTGGATGACGGCACATATTGATCATTAGAATGCAAGGGTAATTTCCGGCCAGGCAACTGGTGTTAAGGAATGGCGCTGCAGAACTTACGGTCAAATACGGCAAGTAAAAGGCCCGTTCCAGGCAACATGTCGGACGGCCAAATTGCCCTTAATACAAACGTTGCTAGCACTGGCCTCTTTTTTAAAGACGCAGGCGGCAACCTGATTAAGGCAGGCCCGGTTCACATTGGCACGTCTGCACCTAACAGCAGCCCTGCTGTCGGCGGTCACACCGGAAACTCTGTTGGCGAAATCTGGCTCGACACAACCAGTGGAGCCGACCTAAAAATTTACGACGGGACTGCTTGGCAAACCACTGGCGGCGGCGGTTCTTTTGTGGCGCTTAGCGGCGACACGATGACTGGTGCGTTGATTTTGCCAGCGGGCACAGCTGCAGCACCTTCCCTTGGTGTAGGAGATACGTCGAACGGTTTATTTGCTGGTGCGACGAACGAAGTCAATATCGTAACCAACGGCACAGAGAGAGTCGCCATTAACAGCGCAGGTGAAGTTGGCATCGGCGAACTTTCCCCAGAAAAAACTCTGCACATCAATGGTGCGTATGCGCAAGATCGAGTAACTACCGGCGGCACGATTAACTTAGACCTTTCAAATTATTTCACCGATATCGTTAGCGGAACCACCAACTACAACCCAACCAACATTCCTAGTAACGGCGTTGCATTTTCTTTTACGCTCGAAATGACGTACAGCGCTGGTTCGGTCAACTGGTTTTCAGGTATTAACTGGCCTGGCGGATCAGCCCCATCACTAACAGGAGGCACAACGTACTTGTTCATGTTTGTCACCGAAGACAGCGGGTCGAACTGGTACGCATCTATTCTTGAGTATTGAGGTATAGAAATGGATCCTACTTCTTTCCGTTTATTTTCTGGTGCGTCTGCTGGCGCAACCGAAAGCGAATACTTTAGCTTTACTCATCCTGTAACTACTCAAGCAGCGTCTACTGTTGATAGCTCAGGTAACATTTACGTCGCTTACTTTGATTTCACTGCAAATGTAGATGTAGTTAAATACGACAAGCAAGGAACTGTTTTATGGGCGCGGCGACTCAACACCAGTACAGGCTACCTTTATCTTACCTGCTGCGTTGTAAATAGTTCAGGTGATCTTTATCTTGGCGGTAGCATTTTTACAACTAAAGATTACATGGCGATTGTTAAATTGAATAGTTCAGGAGCTTTACAATGGGCACGGCAAATAGGAAACTCGACTGGTAATAGCATTCTTGGTGGCGAAAGAAATTTTATGGACATAGATAGTTCTGGGGATGTGTATGTTGGCGGGTACACCTACGAGACCAGCACTACCACCAGTAAATGTTTCTATGCAAAATGGAACAGTAGCGGGACTTTGCAAGCGCAAGAATCTTTTGGAGCGTCGTCAAGCCCCAGCTTTGGCCACAACAAAGTATATGCTGTTGATGCATCAGGATCTTTCCCTGTATTTGTTGGCACTAATGACGTGAGCGGCAACATATACCCCTACGCAATTCAGTTCAGCTCTGGTAGCGGTGCCACAGCAAAAACTATTAACAGTCTCGCCGGCACATCATTTGCTGATGTAAAGGTAAATGGCAGTAATGTCTATATTGGCCAAGGATTTGATTTTAACAAAAATGGATTTGTTATTTTTACGTTTAACACGTCTTTGACGGTTGTTAGGCAAAGAGCCCTAGGCACAACTTCCGCTGGGAATATAAAGTCTATTGACGTTGACAGTTCGGGCAATATCTATGCAACCGGAGCCAGTAACGAAGGTAACGTAGAAGGAAGATACGACTGTTTGATAGCCAAGTGGAATAGTTCTGGAGGGATTCAATGGTCTAGGTACTTTGGCCGCAAAAACAATAGCACTAGTGATGAAACAGGTCTTAAAATTTTTCATGACAACACTAATAGTAATCTGTGGATGTTCAACGCCAACGCTATGAGCGGCACTAACTACCCAACAACCGGTAATACCACGCCAAATCTGTACTTCCCAGACGACGGATCGCTAACAGGAGATATAACTCACACAACAGGCACTTATGAATATAAGTCCACCAACCTTACAGAATTTTCAACAAGTTTCACAGCTTCAACTGCAACAGCTTCAAGAACAACAGAGTCGTACACCGAAGCAGCAGCTTCCACCGTCACATCTTCTACTATTAGCCCTAGCGGGCTGACCGTTGTTTCACAACCCTAAAACCATGGCTCTTGCTTTTGTTGAGGATGGCGCGATCACCGATTACCCGATCGGTATTGCCGAAGTGAAGCGCCGCTACCCGAATACCAGCTTTCCGTCTTCCCTGGAAAGCGAAGACCTTACAAGCTACGGCATCCACCAAGTCACATCTACGGCCCAGCCAACGTTTAACTCAAGAACTGAACAACTTGAGGAACGCACACCTGCGCTGATTGACGGCACTTGGACCCAGCAGTGGGCCGTAGTGAATTTGCCCGAAGCCACTAAAAACGCCATCGAGCAGCAAGAAGCGCAGGCAGTGCGTAGCAAGCGCAATGCACTGCTGACAGCTTCTGATTGGACGCAACTGGGCGACACACCTGTTGATGGCCTGCTTTGGCAAAGTTACCGCCAAGAACTGCGCGACGTTACGAACCAGGCAGGCTTCCCCTGGGACGTTACTTGGCCTACGGAGCCTCAAAGCTAACAAAGTAGACCCGCTAAAGTTGGCTTAATGGGTTGCAGCCATGACCGTCCAACCTGGTACGTATAACATCACGCTGCAGCGTCGTGCTGATTACAGCGTTTCACTTCAATTCAAGGACAGCAATGATGCTGCGATTGATTTGACAGGTTGGACGGCGGCCGCACAAGCATGGAATAAAGATCGCACCACTAAACACGCTGACTTCGCGGTCACTTACACCGACCGTTCAACAGGTCAAATCAAAATTAGTCTTACCGACGAGCAGACCACAGCATTCCCTAATGAAGCATATTATGACGTGCTTCTAACCGATACCGCCGGCATCAAAGAGTACTACTTAGAAGGCGTTATTTTCGTCTCTGAGGGTTACACGGCATGACCTCCGTAAGCATCCCTGCCACTAAAAACAAAGTTGTCGTCAACGAAAGTGGTGGAGCTGCTTCTGTAAGCGTCCCCGTCACCAAAAACAAAGTTGTTGTTGATGAAAGTGGTGACGTCACTTCTGTAAGCATTCCTGTCACCGAAAACAAAGTTGTCGTTGACGAAAGCAACGAGGTTGCCTCTGTAAGCATCACAACCAACACAGTTGCCGTCGTCACCGTCAAAATTGCCGGCGTTAACGGTGTTGACGAGCTATACGATCTAGACGACGTACAAGGTGCCGACGAAGAAGACGGCGATGTCCTCACCTGGAACGATGACTTGCAACGTTGGGAAAACAAAGCCCCGGCCAACGCCTCAGCAGCCCGCAGCGCAACCATTGCCGAACCAGTAACAGGAGACAGCTTCACGCTGTTCAAAACAACCCGCGAAACAACCCTCACTGATGTCACCGCCTTAGTTTCAGGCGGAAGCGTCACCTACGAGATCCGCTACGCGACAGATCGAACTGCCACTGGAACGTTGGCGATCGTGACAGACACCGTGACAAACACCACTAACGGAGACGTTGCGACAATCCAAAACCAACCGGTGCCGACAGGCTCATGGGTTTGGCTGGACATAACAACCGTCACTGGAACGGTGGATGAATTCAACGTTAGTGTCGCGTTCTAGAGTTAGCATTGGTAGTAAAAGTTAGACCCTAAATTCCTGTGGCTACCTTCAACAAGTTCAACTCCTTCGTGGAAGCCCTTGCTGAGGGTGTTCATGACTTGGGGTCTGACACACTGACTATTGCGTTGACGAACACCGCACCAGCCGCTGGAAACACTGTTCTTGCGAACATCACGCAGATTGCATACAGCAACATTTCCAGTCGTGTACTGACTTCAGTGACTTCATCGCAGACCAGTGGTACGTACACGCTGGATGCCGCAGACCTAGTACTGACCGCATCTGGTACAGTCCCGACTTTCCGCTATGTCGTGCTTTACAACGACACGGCGACTAACGACGAGTTGATTGGTTACTACGACTATGGTTCTGCTGTTGACTTGCTTAACGGCGAGACATTTACCATCACTTTCGACGCTTCTGGCATTTTGACCCTGGCCTGATATTTACGACTGAGGAGGTTTAACAATGGCAATCGCTCATTCCTCCTCATCGGAAAGTCCTAACTATACGTATCAAACTTCATTTACTTTTAGTCATACGCATAGTGGCACACCTGCAGGTGTGCTTGTTTTTGTTATTACTTGGAGAGGAACAGGCAGTCTTGTCACAGGAGTTAGTTACGGCTCAGCCTCATTAACTAATATCTCTTCTGCAACAGCAGAAGATACAAGTGGTGAAACTGGGCGTGTAGATACTTATTTTCTTGGCTCTGGACTTCCATCGGGTAATCAAACAATTTCGGTTACTCGTAATACTGTTTCGGGCCGGCGAAGTTATGCGGTAGCTGCTACTTTTACCGCTGCAACAGGAAAAGATACAGCAGTAACTGGGGTAAAAACACTTGGACAAAATGGTAACATTCCTGAACTAAATGTTGACGACGGTAGCCCAGGCTCAAACTCCCTACGTTATGCAGCTGCATACACAGGTCGAAGCACCCCACCCGCCTGGGGCTCAAATAGCACCTACCTTCAAAACGCTGACTTTGGTAGTCGAGGTGCAGCATTTGTCCGTGAAACTACTGCGGGGCAAGGCAACCGACCTGTAGGTTTTAATCAAACTACTACAGATGACCGCGCTGCTGTTTATTTAGCAGTTATTGAAACAGATCCTCCAGCCGAGTTAGCAGCAACAGCTGGCTCATTTACCTTTACAGGCCAAGCAGCCAACCTTCTTAAAAACAGAAAACTTACTGCTAACGCCCAAAGCTACGCACTAACAGGTAGTAGTACAGAATTTAGCGTTGAGTACAAACTCAGCACTAGCGCTGGTTCGTTTAACACTACCGGCAATAGCGCAACACTCACTCAAACACGAAACCTAAATACCTCAACAGGGTCGTTCGCTTCAACCAGTAACGAAGCAACATTTAGTAAAACCTCAGTTGTCAATGCTGAAACCGGCAGCTTTGCACTAACCGGCCAAACAGCCACAACTAAAAAAGCCTACGTACTCAGTGCCTCCACTGGAACGACTGCTCTAACTGGTGCGCAGGTTTTACTCAAACGCACGTTTGCGCTCTCAGTCGAAGCAGAAAGTTTCACACTGACGGGTGGCAGCCCTGTACTTGTTGAAAGCTATTTCTTAAGCGGTGGCGCTGGAACGTTTACTGAAACGGGCCAAGACGTAACGTTCGTTAGAACGTGGAGCCTGTCTGCAGAAGCCGGCACCTTCACAGTCACCGGAAACTCCGTCTCTCTGACGGAAATCAACGTATACGAAATAAACCCAAGCGTCGGCAGTTTTACGCTGACGGGCAACAACGCAACGCTTCGTGAGTCAGAAAAGCTAGAAGCTACCCCTGGATCGTTCTCGCTAACCGGTCAGAACACCAGCTTCCTAAACAACCGAGTTCTGCCTACAACCACAGGCAGCTTTTCAGTCACCGGCAACGACATAACTCCGCAGCGGAGCAAAAAACTAAACGCTAATACAGCTAATTACACACTCACAGGACAAGCAGCAACGCTGCGTGTTACCAAAAAACTTTCGCCCAATGCTGGTTCGCTTAGCGCCACCGGCAACAATGCAACGCTCCAGGTCGACAGCGTCCTAGGTGGCGAAGCTCAGTCGTATGCACTTACCGGAAACGATGTAACTCTTACATACGCACCTGTTGGCAGCATTGAGCTATCGGCAGAAACCAGCAGCTTTACGTTCACAGGCAACGACGTCAGTCTGCGCCGCACTTGGAACCTAGATGCAGGAATCGGCAGTTTTGGTGTTACAGGTCAGCCCGACCTACTCCGCAAGCAAGCGCTACTCGTACCTGTTCTTGGAACGTTCGAACTTACGGGAAGTGATGCCGACTTTGTTTCAAGCACTGCGTATGTGTTTTCAGTGCAAAAAGGCAATTTCAGACTTAAGTTTGGTGCTAGACGTCGCAACGTAATCATCTTCTGATGGCTGTAAAATCACGCACCGGCCTGGCACGTACTGAGTTCAAGTCAGGTAAACCTAAAAAGACTCGGCAAGGTCAAGGCAACACCTCTCGCCCCCGACACAATAAAAAGATGTACCGGGGGCAAGGGAAGTGATGGACCGCCATACATACGAGAACTGGAAAAAGATTAAAGAGCTTATGGAACAACAAGGCCGTACCGACACTTTCTTCTATAAACGTGCGGTGGCAATACTCGAGGGCAAAAAAGATCCGCTTCTGTAAACTGCTTATGAGAGTTGGCTGAGCTGCTGCCGTGAGAATCGAGATCGCAGCAGCACTGGTTGCTACCAGCCTTGGATTAGGTGGTACGGCCTGGCTAGCCAACATAGAAAAGAATACAAAAGCAAAAGAGAGTATTGTCAGACTTAGTACAGTAGCCGAGAACATCAATAAGCAGCTAAGTCAAATGCGCGAGGAAATGAAAACTGACCGCAAGATGGTTTTAGAAATGATGGTGGATCATAACGCACGCCTAAAAGTACTTGAATCGCAACGCTAAGTAGCATTAGACTGCTTGTAATCGGTTCTGTTGTCAATGGATCCCGTCACCACCGCAATGATCGCAATCGGCCTTGCCGCTGCATCTGAAATCATCGCGTTGTCGCCCCTTCGCAGCAACAGCGTGATCCAAATTGTGCTGGAAATTCTGACCCGCGTGTTCCCAAAAAAGTAAGCGGCATTCCTGAAGACGGCATTTGGCTGGCTCGGTTTGGTGAAAAGCACTGGACCGACCACCTAAAAAAGCACGCTCAGGATTTCAAGTTTCACGCAACGCTCAAGCCTCGTATCGACGCCGAGATTGATGCTTGGCACGCCGCGCAACCTGGAGACAAACCACGCACCATCGTTACGCACCACCCTGGTACGGATACGACTGGTTTGGGTCCGCCGCTAAGCATTCACTACCGCTGGTTAGATGAGCACGAGACAGATCCGCCTGCTTGACCTGTTCAGGTACTACAAGAAGCTTGGGCACCAAACTGCCGGCTTGCTTGAGCTTGAGCAAAAGATTCTGCAGCTATGCCCCGACTGCTTCGACTGCGACCAAGAGTGGTACAAAACCTGGTCAACTGCCGTAGCACCCAAAGAAGGTAAGTGGCTCGTCAGTGCTGAGCAGGTTGCCGAAATCTCAGGCTGGAAGCCTCAGCATTTCGACGACAAGTTTATGGGCGATCTCAACAAGCTCATCTACAGCACCGGCATGACAAGTGTGCAGCAGCGCCGTCATCTAATTTCTCAGACAGCACACGAAACCGGCCGTTACCGCTGGATGAAGGAACTCGGCGACGACGACTACTTCACCCGCATGTACGACAACCGCAGCGACTTGGGCAACGGACCAGGTGACGGCAAAATCTTTTTCGGCGGCGGCTGCATCCAACTAACCGGCCGCTACAACTACCAACGCTTCAGCAACTGGCTGGAACGTAATGGCATGGCCGACGACAAAGTAATGCAAGAAGGCGCAGACTACGTCGCTAAGCAGTACCCGTTTCTATCCGCAGTTTGCTGGATCGAAGAGAACAACTGGGCTGCAGTCTGTGAAGGCACTGATGTATATCAAGTAACTCGTGTACTAAACGGCGGGTATAACGGCATTGAAGACCGCCTTACTCTTTACAAGAGAGCCTGCAGCGCTATTTCCGAGTAATTAGGTGAAGCAGCAATGCCAAAAAAGCTGCCCCCATACCAGTGACGATGGCTTCAGTTGCCGGACCACCGAAGTGACTTGGGTGGGACGCGAAGTCAGCGATGGCCGTGAGGCAACCTGTAAGTAATACATCTAGGTAGGTCGTTTGCTTTTTAGTGCAGAGCACAGCAATAAAATAAGACGTTGCCATTATTCCCCCGGTTTTCGCAGCAATAAGACCGTGTTTCAGAGTTAAGGCTGTGACGTCGCCTTGCACCATGGTGAGCAGACATGAAAGCCATGCCTCACCAAATTTTTCGGGACAATACTTAACGGCTTCTTGAACCTTCACTTTAGTAGCCACGGGTACACTTACTTTAGTTGCACTGAAGATCTTGCAGACCTTAAAAGGGCGACTGCATGGATCATCAAATTGACGGAACTGAGTTAGTACCAAGGAAGCAAGCAAAGATACGCTTCCGAGACAGAATCCTCCAAGAGTGGAACTACTGCTGCGCTTATTGCGCCGAACCACTCGGCAAAAATGCCACCCTCGACCACGTCATTCCAAAATGGAAAGGCGGCCTAACCGAACAGAAGAATATGGTTGCCTGCTGTTTTTCCTGTAATAGTCACAAGTCAGGCCACGACTGGAAAACGTGGTACCTGGGTCAAGAGTTTTGGACGGAGGCACGCGAGGCTCGCATATCCGAGTGGCTCGAACAGTAGTACAGCGTTCTCCCGATGGAGTAGGCACGCAATTCGCAAAAACTATCAATACACATCGCACCACTGGGAGAGCAAACTCGATACCACCCATCAGGCAACCGTTCTACCTGGAACGTTGAGTCATCCATGCTCAAACAATAGGGATTAAGGCGACTTATCTACAGGCATAATTTTGATTTGCTTACGCCGGCGTTCTGAAAGAGTGCCCCACTTAGGTATTACAAGTCGATATTGGATTAGGTCAAGGTTTTGTTCTGGGTACTGCACTGAGTACCACTTCCATTCGCAGTCGTCACACATTCTGTGACGAACAATGCGACCGTCTGTTGTGTAGTAAGTATTTTTAACCCAGCTTCTATCGTTGCCGCATTTAGGGCAAGACGGCCGAGGGTAGTTGATACGCTCCAATAGTTTCAGTCAACCTTGCGAAAGTACATCCGCAGCTTGCGGACAGAGCCATGAAAGATGTTGCGCGTGCGCTCCCGCGAAATCCCTAACTCCTTGGAGATTGCCTGGAACGTCATCGGTGGATTCGTACCAAGGCCAAGGGAACACTCAACGACATACCTTTCTCTGGGCTGCAGCTTGCAAAGAATGCTCTCCACTTTTTCGAGGTCGATACCCCAAGAGACATCGTCAAAGACATCGACATCAGAAGAGACACTGTCGATTAGCAACACGTCATCTTCTGTGCTACTCACGCGAGCATCGAGGCTTATCGCGTCATTGGATCTGTCGAGGTACTCCTGCAGCCTTGGTGCGCTGATCTTGCAAAATTCTGCGCACTCTTGAATGGTCGGTTTACGGCCATGCGTGTTCTCAAACATCGGCGTCCAGTTGCGCAGCTTAGTCAGAAGCTCCACTGCGTGGGACGGCAGCCGAATAACACGGTCGTAAGTAGCCAAATACCGTGTAATACTTTGCCTAATCCACCAGTACACATAAGTGGAAAGGGCATAACCACGCTCTGGATCGAACTTTTTAACGCCATGAGCAAGACCCATAGTGCCTTCCTGCACAAGGTCAGACAGCTCACTGCGCTTGCACTTATTTGTATATCGCTTGGCAATCGACACCACCAGGCGCAGATTGCAGTTGATCAGTTTCTGGTACGCACGCTCCCCTCGCTTAACAACACGCGGCGAAGGATTTTCACCATGAATCCAATCTTGCACCTGACGCGCCAAGATAATTTCTTGGTCTTTGGTAAGCAGTGGGTACCTACCAATATCTCTTAAGTAGGCACTAAAACTCTCCATATCAATAACCGACTTCAATCACTGCAGGTACTTGACCAATGCTTTTGCTAACTGCCTGAGCCACAGCCAACGCTTTTTCAAGCGTGACATAGGAACAAGCGTCTTCAGCATTGGTCGTGAGCATAATCCCGCTGCCAGTCGCTTCGTAGCAAGCGGCTAAAAACGTGTTGTTTTGAAGCGAAAGAGCGTACCGCATGGGACGTTTTTAGTACCCATGAAAAATATCACAGTAGACAGTGCTTGCAACCGATGTCAGCTTTCTTTTACTTCTTTTTTGAGTCTCGCTCGCCCTTCAACCCGCCGCTGGATCGACTCGTCCCACACCTTTTTATCCGCCTCAAAAGCCTCGGCATACTCATCCGCCGAAAAACAAAGCTCCAACTGCTTGTACACCATGTCTCGAATCCATGCAGTGGGGCGTACTTTCTGCGACTCAGCCAACTGCATCAACAGCTGAGCACGATTAGGATCCAACAAAATCTGCAGGTACGTCTTATTCCCGTGCCGAATCGCCATCAACCTTACTCTTTAGTACAGCGCAGTCTAACAATGTGCTACCAACTAATCGAATCATCCACATACTTCCGCCACCCCTGCGCCTGAGACTTACGAGACTCACGCCGTTGCTTAGTGCAACCCTCTCGTATATGTCTTGCGCCTTCTAAAAACTCAGCCGCCCTCTGCAAATCTGCTGTGGTGGCACGTTTGATTTCGTACTGCAGGTATCGCAGCATTATTTCCCGTCCCGTTAGTGGCCGCATAAGCCGCATCCATCACATCCCCAAGCGAAGTGTAGTAGCCCAGATTTTCTGAACGCACCAAAGTCCAGCCCTGGGACGTGTGATGGATGCTGACCATGTCAGTGAATCTCCGACCAACGTTTACCGATAGACGGCTCAGCAAGCGGCGGAATATCGCCAAGCCACATTGCTTCCGCGTCCTCCATTATTCGTTTTAGCTTCGCAGCCCACTCCTCAGCCTTGTCTTCCTTGACGAGCAACAAAATTTCGTCATGGACACAAGCAGCAATCTTGGCCTCAACCTCGCCAACTTTCACCAGCTCAGTCCACAAATTGCCAAGAGCGCATTTGAGAATGGCCGCACCAGCACCCTGGATCGGTGTGTTGCACCTAACCGTCAGCCGATTCATGTCACCCGGCAAAAACCGGCGCATGTTCGACTTCGGAATACGGATCGACACCAAATTGTTGCCCTCAGTTTCTTCCGCAAGGCGGCCATTTTCCTGCTGCCACGCCGCAATGCCCTGGTACGTGTCGAGCCACTGAGAACGAATCTCAGCAGCTTCATCCAAACTCATGGTGACGCCAACACCAGCCGCATAGTTGCGTAAGCCGTTCGCACCACTGCCGTACAACAAACCGAAGTTTGCCGACTTGGCAATCTGCCTACTGCAACCGATGGCTTCAGCAGTAACCGTGTGCAGATCTTCACCGTCCTGGAACGCCTTAATCATGCGTTCATCTTGCGCGACCGCAGCAGCCAATCGAAGTTCCATCTGACCAAAATCAGCATCCACAAGAAGCCAACCATCAGGAGCTTCCACACAGGAACGGAAGTCTTCGTCTCTGGGGATTTGCTGGTTGTTGGGTTTGATGCAGGACATGCGGCCACTTTCGGCTCCGAGCTGCAGATAGCTGGCACGAACAAAACCATCGGGATCAAGCTTTTCAAAGATTGAGTCCACCATTTGGCGGCGTTTCTCAGCTTTCTTCCAAGCCAAGTAGGTCTGGACAACGTGGTGATCAGCCGCATAAGCCTGGAGCGCAACGCGGCTAGCACTAGGTTTTCCCGTTTTGTTGTCCACAGGCTGCTCGCCAAGGAGTACCGTGAACTTCTCCAAAAGCTGTTTTGGTGAACTGAGATTAAACCCCTTGTACTTCTTCGTCCCAAGCCGGATGCTGCCCTCATCCTTTGCTCGTAAGTTGAACACCGTGGGCTGCGTCTCAAGAGACTCAATCTCGGAATACCATTTTTCATAGTCCTCGTCGTCGTGTCCCATCTCCGTGACCTTCGCTTTGAGATAATCCAACTGGCGGGAGTTTTCTCTCGGAAGCTTGTGACCTTCTGGCAAAGCTGCATCAAGCTCAAACAAAAAGTCTTTTGCCAACGCAGCAATGTCATGTTCATAGTCCTTACGAAGTTGTTCAAGGCTGGAACGATTCCACGGCAGGCCAGTGCGCCACATGTGCGCCATTGCCGGAAGAGCCTTGCACTCAAGCGAATACGCCGGATCTAAGCCTGCCGCAGCAAGCTTCCCAGGCAGGATCGCATCAAGCTCCAGCAAGATCTCGACATCTTTAGCAGCGTATTCAAGCTGCTCTTTACTGAGGACTGGTGCGCTCCAGTCAGACGCCTGCTGCTCCTTTGAAATGTCCTTGTCGAGATACCGCTTAGCTAAGTGGACTAAGCCGTGCTTCAAGTTTGGGATGCCGTTATTGAGCAGCTTGCTGGCGAGCATGGTGCAGTACGCACGACCATGCGGTTTGAAGCCATTTTCTTGCAACCACGCCAAATCGAACACGGCATTGTGCGCGATCCAGTGCCGATCACCATTTTCAAAGAAGAGGTCAAGCTTGTGCATGTCCTCTTCATCGCAGTCAAACAAATCGATGACAACAATCGACTTAGTCGACTCAGCACCAAACTGAAGCAACCGAAGCTTGCCCACCTCTGGCTGCAGCTGGAGCGTTTCCGTATCAAACGCAATCGTGGTGGCATGAAAAACTTTGTCGAGATGCTCGACACCGAAATACGTTGTGTAAGTCATTTAAAAAAGGTGTTCTTCAGGAAATACCCCATCCCAGTTGGACTCATGAGTCCCATCCGGTGCGTACCAGCCGGAATCATCGAGATACCAGTTGGCGTTGGTGCGTGCAAAGAAGATCTTTTTCTCAGACGAGAGATCTTCAAGCGAGTTGTCAAAAAGAGGTGTGGTCATTGGAGCGGATCATCGAAAGGCGGTGGATTGTCTTCGAGGGACTTGTACAACGACTTGTACAGCTCAGCCGCTTGCTCTGATTCCAGATGCTGGATCAGGCGGTCGAGATACCAACGAGCTTTTTTGGCGTCCTGGTGCGGACAAGCTTTGAACCACACGCGAAGTAAATACTTCAACGTGTTCCCAAGCAACATACCGCTAATCGGGTCTGGTGCGTGGCGAATGACATCTTCGATTACATCAATCGCTTCGAACCGGCCTTGGGTGTAGTGGGCCGGTGAGTTGACTAGGTCATTTGAGACTGAGCTTTTTGAGTGCATACTGGAAGTCATAACTCTGACTAGGTCGTTCCAAAACGTAATACTGGTTTACGACATACATGACGTCGTAACACTCACCTTCGCCGTAATCGACGTCAGTTTCACGGCACCAGATGCCTTTGCAAACCCCTTCATCATCAAAAACACCGACATAGTCGACGCTTTCTTCCATAGCTTCACGAATAGTGTGAATGAAGTCAGGAGTGCTGGAAACCCCAGTCGACCAACGAGTTGGTGCGTAGAAAGGGCACTCGTCTTTGTAGGTGGAGATGATCATGATGCTTTGAGAGATGGTTTGTTAGATGGATCGACCCAGATGTAGTCATCGCTTGTGCAGTGAACTTGCCTGTAAAGGTGAGGCGAACCAGGCTGACACTTGCGGATCTGCGCAAGTCCTTTCTGAGCAGCAGCCGCAGTCAGGTGACAGCTCACAGCGTTCCAGCAACCTTGACGCCAAGCCTGCACCTGGAACGGAAAGCTGTCGTACCGCCTCTTGCGGCCCATGTAACTGTCTTTAGCCATCAGTAGGTGTCCTCGATGGGCTGCCAGTCGTAAACATCACGAGCTAGGTCAATGAACTGCTGCTCTGTTTTGGGCAGTGGGTCGTCGTCACCAATGGAGATCGAACCACGGCAAATCGAACTACCGAACTCCGGTGGGTCGTAGCGGGTTGCGGGTGACGTCTGGATGATGTCAGCGATGGTCGCGACGTAGCGGACGAAGTAGCCAGTGGGGCCTTCGACCAGCTCGAAGCTTTGTAGATCAAGGATTTCGGTCATGCCTAGTGGGGCAGTGGACTTCTCAAATGTAGCACTTCAAAAAGCTAGGAAAGTCGAAATCACCGGAAAAATGTCCGATTCATAAGAACTCATTATAGAAACGTCAATTCCATTAACAAGCGCCTTATGGGTGTCTTCTTCGAGGCGGCAGAACTCTTCAGGGGTGTCCGCATAGAAATCTTCGCACAACGCTTCCGGCAGGCCGTCAGGGTTGTAAGCGGTGTAACGAGCCACCGCCAAGAAACCTTCGACCTCCGAAACCTTGTAGTAGGTGATGGTCGTAAGCTCCATCGGACGCCTCGGCCTACCACCAGTCTGCCCAAAATTTGAAAGCGGATACATAATGTAGTAGTGATTCAGTTGGGACGATGGAAATGCACCGTAGTTTCGCTCTCCAACGTTTCCGCCGAAAGATCGAAGGTTGCACAGATATAGGCGAGCTGCAACAGATGTCAGTGAAACTGATGCAGCTTTATTTACACCAACAAGACACGATCAATCAGATGGTCAAGAAAGGCTGGCTGCCTGCTGAGATCGATTCTCAATAACGCCGTTCTTCCCGTTCCTCACGACGTTCCCGGTACAGACGTCCCACCTCATCGAAACAGGCCCTGCGTGTGTCGTAAGGAATGCTCTTGAAGAGTTGATCCAGACGGAACATCAAAAACTCGTCACGCTCATCCGTGACATCCGAAAACTTGTGGAAGTTTTGAATGCTATTGCCGAGGGCACTAACCAGGAAGCACTGGAACGAAGGCGAGTCCAGTAAGTCTTTCAGTGAAAGTCGATCAGCAGCAGTGAGAACCGATTCAGGGATCTTAATGTCGTAGGCCATAAGTTTCTGTTGTAGTAGTTAATCGGGAATTGACTGCCAGAACAATACCCAAGCTTCCTGCTCATCGCCGTAATCAAAGGCGATTTGTTTAGGGGCCTGCGTGCGCTTTTTGAGCTTCACCGTCCCGTCCTTGAGCTTGGTTGTCTCGTAATCAGGTAAGTAGCAGGATTTCGGAGGGTAGCCAAAGGAGTTGATCAGGTTTTGCATCTTCTGTCTGAATAACTCATCACGTTCTTGAGCCGTTTCAGGCCGAAAGATTTTGCGAGGGGCTCCCTCGTTGAGAGCCCACGGTGTTTTACAGAAACCTGTCTGCTTCATACGTCCCACATCCCCCAAGCCTGGTCCCGATACGCATTCAACTCATCGCTGGTGCGCTCTTCGCCCCTCGCGCGGGGATATTGCTCAGGCTGTCCCATTAAGGCACTTCCCTCTTCAGCACTAGGTTCTTGGGTGGGACACTGCTTATTTTTTTCAGGAGGTGTCCCATGCAGATCAGACGAACCAAGGGCTTCATTATCTACCTGGGACACTTCCGTTTTTTCTTCCGGGGTGTCCCATCCCTCATCCGTTCCAGCAGAAGGGGTTTGCTTTGTTGGGACACTCTCTCGCAAGTCCCCGCACGCGAGAACTGCTCTATAGGCATAAGAAGTATTTCTCCCGTCACCGGCTGGAACGGAACCAACCACTTCAATCAACCCACGCTTCTCAAGGCGCTGGAGCGATTTACGAATTGCCGCCACCTTGCCGCCAACAATCGGATCAGCGTTGAGGTCGCTGCGCGTAGCGGTTCGAGGGTGGATCACACGCAACCGCTGAAGCACCCGATCCGTAATCCCGCTTGGAGCGGTGTTGCTCGCGTCGATCTCCGGGGTGAAGTCGCTGATGGAGAAGCTGAGGTCAGCCTCCATCTGCATCATCAGAGAGGTGCCAGAGCGCCCAGAGCGGCTCTTCTCGATGGTGATGATCCGAGAGTGCATTGGAGCGTTGCCCTTCTCCACCTGCTCCTTCGAGGGCTTCTTAAGTGCCCAGGTCTCATCCACAGCGTCACGGATGGCTGAGGTGCCCCTGAAGCCGCCCTGCTTATTGGCGTGGTGAACGATCAGGATCGTGGTCGCCGGGAACAGCACACCGTTGTTCCGCGTCAGCCAGTACAGCGGCGTAGCGAAGTCCGACTTGTTCTCGTCAAAGGCACGGCCACCGCTACAGCCGATCAGCGAGTCAATGACCACCAGCTTCGGCTGAATGTCGTGCATCAGCTTTACGAACTGCGCGTACCGCTGGAGCGCCCAGTCGGTCTGAATGAACGTCTCGCTATCCACCGGGTAGTCAACCTCCTGAAGCTGCTCTTTGAGCTGCACCAGCGGCTGATCACCATTCAGCAGCAGCACCGGACCTTTCTGGACTGGAACGGGTTTACCCCTGACGATGAAGGGAGCACCAGTCGCAATGTGTTTCGCAATAGTCCAAGCCGACATGGACTTGCCATCGCCACCAGCGCCATAAATCAGCACCACTGACGGATGCGGCAACACATCAGGAATCAGGTAGTTGCGTTCCTGATCACTGTCCATCAGATCCTGAGCACCCATTAACCCCTTCGCCCCCTCGAACTGGATCTGATCAACAATCAATTTTTCCAGCGAAAGCTGGTCCCGATAACCAGCCTGGAGCGCCAAGTTATTCAGGTTGTAATTCATCTCAGCCGGGTTATCCAGCTCCAGGTATTTCTTGGCCTTCTCAATAACCTGCTCAAACGGCAGCACAGATTGACGGAACGAAACCGCCATCTGATTGATCTCATCAATGACCTGCTTCGCCGCCTGATCATTGACAAACCGATTTCGATCTGGGTCGTAGTGATCAGCCAGCGAAATCAAGCTGCCCAGACCAAGCCCACCGCCTGACTTAAAACCTGATTCCCAGCGATCAGCGCATGGATCGTTGTTTTCCCAGTCATCGAGGTACTCATCGTCCCGCTTCGACCACTCACGCCACAGGTCGAGCCCCTCATCACCAGGAAGCTCAGAGTGGATCATTGCGCCAATGCGCCACCACTGGTCTTCACTACCGCGACCCTGTGGCCGAATCACCGAAAGGCAGTTTTTAACGATCAGGCAAAGCTCCTCGGTGGATCGCATCCCGTAACGCGGATCCTTTTTGCCTTCGCCAGTCTTTTGCTTGCCGCGAAAAGACTCCTTCATATATGCCAGAAGCCACTCAGGAGCCTCTGGAATCGCCTCGAAGTCGCCTTCCTGCGTATAGACACCCTGATCCTTGTAAGCGCCGCCTACAAGCCCCTGACGGCCCCACAGAACTTCCCAGCCTTCTTTGGTGGCGCTAAGGCTCAGGCCATCAACCTCACCCCAGTATTCGCGTGGGACGTAAAAGAGGTACTTGGCTGCATTTAACTTGGTTGACTCAACAACCGGCGCAGCCTTGAGGTCTTTGCCCCACTTCTTTTTCAGCTGAGCCAGGTTGGCGTCAATGTCGAGGATGACCAAGCCATTGCTGCGTGGTCCGGTGAAGACACCAACAGCTTTGAACTCATCAGGGTGACGCTCAATATGCAGCGCCGTCTCAGCGGGAGACCAATCTTCGTGGTGCGTCTTACCAAGAGGAGATTTGCCGCAAGCCTCTTTACCGGAGGGAAGCTTGACGCCTTTGCCGTAGATGGGGCATGTAGCCCAGGCAGCAGGAAGTGAGCGAACGAAGGCGGGAAGCTTCGACATCTGTTACAGTCTCAAAGAACTACAAAACGGGTCCCAAACGGGACCATCCAAATCCCCAGCTGCCGTGGTGGGCACTGGGGGTTTTTTTATTCTACGAAGGTTGTCAAACCCCGCAGAATTACTACACTGGACACTGCACTGGGCTTAGCCCGCAGCATCTAAACCATGAGCTTCATCCCCAAGGAACACAGTGACGCCTTCAAAGGCGGCGGTGGCAGCCGAAACGACTACCTGAGCCCCAGCAAGATCAAGGCTGACGGCCAAGTGCGTTTTGCAATTCTGGCGAACGAACCCCTCTGCTACTTCGAGGTCTGGGGCGAAGACGAAACCGGCAAAGGCAAGCCGTTCCGTTTTGCCGCTGAAGCATCTGCCGACGAGATCGAGCAGGAGATGGGCGCTAACTACCGCCGCCGCCTCAAAGACGATGGAACGGAAGAGCCGCAGAAGTTTGCGATTGCAATGCCGATCTACAACTTCGACATCAAGCGCATTCAAGTGCTGAGCATGACCCAAAAAGGTCTGCAAAAAGAACTCGACGAGATCTCTCAAGTCGAGGAGTACGCCGACATGACCGAGTGGGACTTCATCATGACGAAGGCAGCCACCGTCTCACCTGACATGTACGGCCTGCGCCCCGTGCCCCGCAAGAAAGACAGCCAAGCCGCAGTGGATGCTGCCTGGAACGAAGCGGTCAGCAACGGCTTTGATATCAGCCGCCTTCTCACTGGCGGCCACCCATTCAAGGCTGACTGATGTGCTATGCTTTTTGAGCAATTTCGTTGCGGCGGACTTCGTGCCCTTGTGACGCCATTGCCATTAGCGCCAAAGGGGAAACCTGGAGGTCCACTAATGATCACATACCATCCGCTTCATCACCGGTTGGACTGACTAGCCGTGCTCGACTGGTCATTATGTGCAGCATCTGGTTCTCTCCTGTAGCCACCACACGACTCTCTTGTAGCAGTCAGCGCCCGTTTAGGTCTGTTGCCCGTTACAAGCCAGTTGAGTCTGACTACAGGCCAGAACAAGCTTCAGAACCCCTGGCTTCGGCTAGGGGTTTTGTTGTGCTGGGACGAACACCACCTCTGCAACAAGATATATAGGCTATTCAGTAACCGTTGCTACCAAACCCATGAACGTTCTCAGCCTCATTCAAAAGCAGCAGCAAAAGAAGCAAGCACTTCAAACTGCTCAAAACGCAATCGCAAAGACCGCCAATCTTTGTTACCGAGGTGTTTGCTACACCCGGTAATTTGTACTAACCTATAAAAGGTTGGGGTGCATGGGCCGTCGGTATTCGAGCACCGGCGGCTTTTTCTTGTTAATATCAATTTGGGAAATAGTATTTGCATGGCCTACGGAGCGGAAGACGTAAAAGAACAACAGGCACGAACGGAATACCTGGAACGTCTTTACCAAGCAGACCTGCGATATATGCCGGAACACCCTTTCCACGGACGCTTCTGCGGCTTATACCAGCTGTATAAAAACCATGGAACGTATGGCCGAAAGCAAAGCACCTGAACCTGTAATCACTAATACAGATGACGGCATGGTTCGTATATCGGTAGGCGACCAATTTGGCTGGGTAAGCTCACACCATCTAGTCCCACCAAAGGTCAATCAGCTTATCCAAACATGGCAAATGGAGCACAGGAAAAGCTGAGTAAGTTACGCAAAAGTTCCCTGGTACGTGATGACTCTGGAACCGATTTCAACTGGCGCGTTTATCGGGACCACACTGGCAGCATTTACCACAGCGTCACCCACATATTGGGAGCTACGGCGCCGCCTGAGCAAAAAGAGCGCCTGGAACGTTGGCTGGCTCGTCCTGGCAGCGAACAAGATCGGGAAACCGCTGCAACACGCGGAACCCTTGCCCACAACCACGCCGAATACATCCTCAAAACCGGCGCACAGTTAGCAAGAAAAGCCGCCAACAAGCGCAACGTCTGGAAGACCTCTAAAGACGGCCTGGAACGTTGCCCCGGCTCCATCACCGCCTGGGGCATCGAACGCTCGATACAGGCGGCTCCACGGGTCCCCTGGAGCGCCGCTGGCTACGCCCGAGGACTCCGCGGCTGGATCGGCAAGAACGTAACCGCCATTCATGCCGTCGAATTTTCCATTCATCACGACGCCGGATTTGCTGGAACGTGTGACGCCCTCCTCGACATCCAGGGAAAAGGGCCATTCATAGTCGACTGGAAAACCAGTCAACGCGAACGCAGCGAAGAAATGCTGGTCAACTACCAGGATCAGCTTGGAGCGTATTCCCTTGGCCTGCGTGAGCTAACAGGCATTCGCGCAAAAGGCGGTGTGATTGTGGTGGCACGTCGCACAGGTGCTCCCCAGGTCCGAGAGCTTTCAGACCTGGAGATCAGAGGCTGCGAATCCAGATTCCTGGAGCGTTGCGAGTCCTACTTCTCAGCTTTAGTCGCGTGAGTCTCAGCCGCTAGACGTAACCGTTGTTGGCTGAGCCTTGGATCGATAGCGAATAGCCTTGCCATTTTTTGGCCTTGTCAATAGCGGCCACCAGCTTGGTCATGGCTGGGACGTCACCATTAGCGGCTGCGATGTTGAACTGATGCTGCAGCATTCCAAGCACGCCATTCAGGTCGGGTTCTGAGGTTTCCTCAGTGCTTGGTCCGTCATCTGAGGCATCAACAAGCGGTTGGACTTTCTTGATGTCTTCGTATGCGGTGGAGCGACTGACGGCAAAGCGGGCGCAGATCATGGTTGCCACGGTGGCGTGGGACGCACCAGTCTCCAGCCATCCACGGATGACGGAGTGCCGCTGCTCTATTTCTCTTGATGTCACAGTGCTGAAACCATAAAGACAGTCTTTCCAGTGGCGGTACACATACCGCAGTCGGTTATGTAAAGCAGTCCCCGCCGCTGGAGCGATTTAGCAACATTCACGGTTTGGCGATCGGTTGCGATTGTGTGGTGTCCGGGATACTTGCGGCAAAAGGTCAGCATGTGCTTTTGCAGGTATCCCAAACCAGAGGTGCTCCTCATGCTTGGTACGTCAGAAGGATCGGCCATAGGTGTGGTGGCAGAACACCGCTACCCTAGCACAACAGAATAGGAGAGACCGGAATTTTCGGATATATTGGAATTTTCGGACACCGCTTGACGGATCCCTGGAGCGTGGTTCATAGTGGAGGAGTCCATTCGCCACACCTACGGCACCGTGACAACAACTCAACCACAACAGACCAACCACGCCGAGCGCAACGCTACCGGCCACGCTCAAACCATCGAAGCGCTCTATGAGCTGCACTGCTGGGACGCTGACCAAAGCCAGCCGCTGACTGAGGAAGCAAAGTACATTCTGGCCGATCTTGCCTGGAGCAATGACGGCTCTACCGCCGATGCTTTCCAAGATGCAGTCACTCAATACGCTCAGGAACTGCCGCTTAGCGTGCTGGTGCGTTCTAGTTGGCATTCTCCCGGCGAGACTTTCGAGTCTGCCGAGTTCGAAATTCTGCTTTCCACCGGCGGTCCTGCTTGCCGCATCATCGGGGAGCTGGATCGTGGATCGGTTGCTTGGCAATCAGGCTGTCGGCCAGTCATTCAATATCAAGACTGGTTCAAACCGTGGACCGAATCAAGCTACGACATCGACACCAACGCTCTGCTGTGGTTCTGCGAGCAGTTCTACTACGG